AATGCCGGAAAACTAACCAAAGATCTCAAGCCTTGGTGGCCTAACGCAAAGCCTTTATTGCCAACTGATGTTAGAAAGGTGCCAGGCCTTGACAACATGGAGGAAGGATCTTATCAAATTTATACGCCTGAACAGGAAGCGTCTCTAATCAAACTGCTTCTTTGGCTTTATTTCAACAACCCTGCCGTTTTCAAATTTGAATACGTGTTAGGTCATGATGAAGTGTCTGGCCCAAAAGGACTAGGTTGGAGGCGCAAGAATGATCCGGGTGGTGCTCTCAGTTGCACCATGAGCAAATTCCGTGAAAAACTCAAACAGTTAGCCCAATCGTGAAAGACTTTCTAATCACCCTATCTAGCGCCAGCTCTCTAATCATTGCACAGACAGGACCAACCGACTTGAACACGTTCATGCCATTGGTTGAGAAGTTTGGCACTTGGATAATCTGGTTTGCAATCGCTCTCTATCTTTTCAAGCGTGCTGAGAAAAAGGAGGACAAGGACTCTGAAAAAAGGGACAAGGTGGATCTTGCTAGACAGACTGTTCAGGACGCGATGTTAGAAACATTGAAAAACCAGAACTCTATTCTAATTGAACAGACAAAGAAAATCAACAGCATGGCTGAAGCTCTGAAGCAAAATCCGTGTGTGAATTTTAAGCCTGAATCATAATGCCTAACGAAGCACTGTTGGCCGCGATCAAGCAAGCGTATTCACTCGCTCCAACTAACGTGATCACGTTAGAAACTCTGGAGATTGAGAATCCGCTAGGAGGTGAACACCTTTATATTGTTAGAGATCGTATTGGTCACAATTTTACGTTAGAGGATGATAGCGTTCACTGGTTTAAGGCCGTTCCATTCCGCATTGCTCTTCCAAAGATCAGCGATGGTGACATTCAGGAGCTAACCATTTCTATCGACAACATTGACAGACAGATTACTGAGTTTGTCAAAACGGTCAAGGCTCTTGAGGCTCCAACCACCGTCAAATATCGCCCATATCTATCCACGGATCTAACGAATCCACAGATGAGCCCTCCTCTAACACTCAACATCCTTGATTCAACAGTCACGGTGTTTGAAGTCAAGATCCGTGCGACTTTCATGAATTTTACTAACAAGCAATTTCCTGCTCTCAACCAATACTACGCTCGAAAGCGGTTTCCTTCGTTAGGTCAATGATCCCTGAACCTACAAATTGTGAATGGGCACAGGATCTAATCGGCCTGCCATGGGAAAATGCTGCTAGAGGGCCTAGCAGTTATGACTGTTGGGGATTGCTTTGGCATATCTACACCCTCATCTTTGGAATAACTGTTCCAATCTATCCATGCTTGGACGCCAAGGATGTATTCGCTGTCAACGTCCAATATGAAGGCGCGATTGGAACTGGAGATTGGGAACGGATAGAATCACCAATCCATGGTTGCGCCGTCGCAATGGGAGGTTGCAAAAAGATACATCACGTTGGTGTTTGGTTAGACATAGATGGAGGAAAGATCCTTCATTGCAGGGACAAAGCGAAGGTGGCCGCTGAATCAATTAGAGCGATCCACGCACAGGGCATTGGAACAATTCTTTTTTACAGGCACAAGCATCATGGATAATCAATTTCAAGTTGTTCACATTCAGAATCCTTTTGACCCATACAAGGATATGGTTAGAGAGGTCAAGGATTGGCATCCTGATCTAACTGTGATGAGCTATCTGCGAGACAGATATGGGAATGAGTTCAAGTATTTTGACCGCCCAACACTGTGCCAAGTCAATGGAGTCCCCAAGATGTATGAAGAGTGGGAAACTGCTAGAATCTATCCGGGACAGATCGTTAGCTTGACGGCTCTTCCGGGAGAGGTTGTCACGCTGATTATTTATGCAGTTGTGGCAATCGTGGCCGCTCTAGCAGTTGTCTTGTTGATGGGTGATCCAACCCTCCCCGGAAATCTAGCAAGTCCAGAAAGCGTCTATAACTATTCAGGACAGAAAAACAGATTGCGGATTGGAGAGCCAATCGAAGTTGTCTATGGGAAAAAGCGCGTATATCCGAGCTATGCCGCTTCAATTTATACCCAATACTATGACAATGATCAATATAACTTTTCACTGTATTGCGTTGGCCAAGGAAGGTTTGAGATTCATGACATCCTGCTAGAGGATACTCCGTTAGATGATTTCGAGGACGCGGAATATGAGGTAATCCCCCCTAATGATGAAGTCACTCTCTTCCCTGACAATGTCATAACATCCGTTGAGGTTGGAAACATTGAACTGTATGGACCTAACGAGCCAGAATATACATCTTGGTCAGGCCCTTTCACTATCAATCCGCCCACCACCCTGTGCAAGCGGATAGAGTTTGACCTAACATTTCCACAGGGCCTATACAAGAATGATGAAGGCAAGCTAAAGATTATTGACGTTGATGTTGATTTGCAGTATCGCGAAATTGATGACGATGGAGATCCTGTTGGCGCTAGAACATGGACAACTGTTAGCAAGACTTGGAATCTTCAAACTAACACTCCACAGCGTTTCACGATCAAGGTAAACCCTCCCACCAAGGGGAGATTTGAAGTCCGCGCTCGTCGCACGAATAATGCTAGATTGAACGTCAAGTTTGTTGAGCAATTAAATTGGGAGGCCTGCCGTGCCTTCCTTCCCAGCACCAAAGACTATGGGGATGTCACAATTCTAGCAGTCAAAGTCAGGGCTAACAATAACGTCAACAACAACACTCAACAGAGGGTCAATCTAATTGTTACGCGCAAGCTCCACATGTGGAACTCAACAACCCACACTTGGTCTGCTCTAACACCAACACGATCTATCGTTTGGGCTTTCTGTGACGCTTTCCGAAATAGTGAATATGGAGCTAACCTTGATGGTGACTATCTTGATCTTGACGCTCTAGCGGAATTGGATAATGAATACACGGATCGTGGTGAAAACTTTGACTTCATATTCGACAATCCTCTAACTGTTTGGGAGGTAGCCAAGACGATTGCTAGAGTTGGAAGAGCTGTTCCAATGCTAGTAGGATCTAAGATTACGATGATTAGGGACTATCCAAAACTCCTATCTAGTGCGGTCTTTGGCTCTGAGAACATAATCAAGGACAGTTTCATGGTGCAATATAAGCACTTTCAACCAGATGAAACGGATTCTGTTATCATGACGTATATTGATCCAGATACGCATGTTGAAGAGGAAGTGTTATGCGTTATGCCTGGAGGCACTAGCATCAATCCAGAACGCATCACCTTCGCAGGATGCTCCAAACGATCCCATGCATATCATGAAGGAATGTATATCTTGGCTAACAGACTGTTAGTGAAAGACACTATAACATTCAGGACAGGTCTTGAAGGACATATCCCAACATATGGCGACCGTATCAGCGTTTACAATGACATTCCGATGGTTGGACTAGGCTCTGGATTCGTGCTAGAGTTAGATGGTGACGTGATCCATCTGAGTCAACCTGTCGAGTTCAGCGAGGGTCTGCCATCCGTTGTTGAATATGCTGTCATCATCCGCAGAAAAAATGGAACGGCGGCAGGCCCATTCATTGTTGAGTCTGGAACAGGAACAACTCTAACGCTAACAGTCGCTCCAGATCCTGATGACTATGCATTCTCTAACTACAATGAACCACCAATCTTCCTGTTTGGACTCAATGAACAAATATCGTTAGATTGCAAGGTTGTTGAAATAACTCCTTCAGATGATGAAACAGTTGAGATCGTTTGCACCAACTATGAGCCTGACATCTTCCTGTGGGATGAAACCGCTCCACCACCGTTAGATGATCCAGACAGGCCACCAAGGATTCCAGATAGACCTGTTGTGGATTTCATAACAGTTTCAGATAGTCCTCTCCAGAACTCCTATATCATTGTTGGTTGGAGTCCTGCGTTAGGTGCAACTCGTTACATTCTTCAGTTCAGTTATGACAACGTCAACTGGAACATTGCCACGAAGCAGACAGGCACTAGCTTCGTTCTAGCAGTCAATCCAGCGACGGTCTATCTGAGGGTGGCTGGAATCAATGTGGATAGAGGCCCTTGGAAAGAGTGGACTGGATTTGTAGGATTGCCAAAGTTTGTAGCAGGCTATCCAGACAACCTAGCAACGGCATCGCCAAGCTCAACTAGCAGACAATTCACTTGGAATGCTTCAGCCTATGCAACGGTCTATCGGATTCAGATTCAGTCGATTGGTGCCGCTGCTCCATGTCGCGATGAAGAAATCTATGACCTTAAATTTACATATACCAAGGCGATGTATCTAGCAGACGGAGGAAGTCACGCCAGCTTTGTTTTCAGGGTCTATGGAGTCAACGCGAAAGGCTCTAGCCAATTCAACCTAACAGTTGTTATCACATCATCGCCAACTTGGTATCCTTGATCTAGCTGCTAGGCCAGTTGTCTCTCAACTCACCAATTAGGAAGTTGCCAAATGATCCCCAGACAGTCTGTGATCCACCAAGGGGGAAGCGATAGATTGCCCTCTCGCCAAGTCCTAACTTGCGTGTGTTGCTCAACCATCTAGCGGATCGTGCGTGGTATGTTTCCACGGTGTGATCCTTCCTCAACAACACGACGATGGCAAGCCCACCACACTTGATGTGATTCTCTAACCACTGGACCTGTCCTGTCTGGAACTCTACCCGCTCACCATCTTTTTCCACCTTGAGCTCCGTCCACAGGTCGTGGCCTTTCTGTCTGTCTTGTAACCGCCAATCAGGAACGGCCTTGTTGTTAGAGTTCTCAAAGCTCTCCATTAGAAAATGGCCACAAAGATTGCGCTTGAAAACCGTGCTAAATTCTGATTCACTCTTCATAATCAAGGAAAAATTGTTCAGGGTCTTTCAGGATCTCATCCGCCACCCAACGCTTCATCCGTAGGCAATCCGTTAGCTTCGTGTCC